TCTTTCAATGAAGATTGTGGATGTGATGATCCCGATAAGATGCTCGATGAGGAAGAAGAAGAAGGCGATGAAGACAGTCCACTATGGCGGGCAATGCTGGTCAGAAAACTAGCTCAAACTTCAAAGCTCGTTGACTCCAATCAAGCTCCTTCTCCTGAGATGGTTCAAGACTTGATTCGTGAATTGGGTCGCTGGTCACAAATGTCAGCGCCGTCAGTTCCGACTGCCTAACTAAAATTCATTAACAATTAACATAATACTCTGAATGTCTCAACATTCGGACAGGAGTTCTGTATGCGAATTATCAATATGTACACTAAGGATGGTTGCCCATTCTGCGTGAAGGCCAAGAGGTTTCTGGCTGATCGCGACATTCGATTTACAACCCATGACCTTAGTGATGATGAACTTCGCAAGGACTTCTATCGCGATACGGGAACTTCAAGTGTTCCCCAGATTTATGCAACATGTGATGGTGAGGAAGTTCATATTGGAGGCTATGATAATTTGATCGAGTCTCCGATTATTCTCGGACCTCAGATGTACATACCCAAAGAGGCGTATGTGTTCGACTATAAGGCCCCGGTCGAAATGGCCAAGTCTCAGAATGATGTGTTCTGGACCTCAGATGAAATTGAAGTCGAAAAAGATGTTCAGGACATCATGGTCAACTTTACCGATTCTGAGCGCCATGGGGTGATTACGGTCCTCAAGCTATTCACCCTATATGAGCTAGTTGCCGGTAATGAATATTGGGGCGGTCGAGTCAAGAACTCCTTCCCCAGACCAGACATCCAGAAAATGGCCAATTCTTTCTCATATTTTGAGATCAATGTCCATGCACCATTCTACAACAAAATCAACGAAGCCCTACACCTCAACAACGAAGAATTCTACACAGATTATGTGAACGATCCTGACCTCAAGGCTAGGATGGAATTTGTTGATGAATATGTCAACAATGAGGATGATGATCTATTGTCTTTGGCAGTTTTCTCTATGGTTGAGGGAGCTGTCCTATATTCCTCGTTCGCATTCCTGAAGCACTTCCAATCCAAGGGTAAGAACAAGCTCCTCAATGTCGTACGAGGAATTAATTTCAGCGTACGGGATGAGAACCTACACTGTCTGGGTGGCGCATGGCTTTACAAGCAACTGAAGGCCGAACTAGAGGCTTCCAGAGCATTGGGTGACCACGAGGCCCGAGAACAGAAAATCATTGATGCTGCCATGCAGGTTCGCGACCACGAGTTTAGAGTCGTTGACATGATTTTCGAGAAAGGTGATATCGAAGGCATCACTAAGCGTCAAATGCAGCACTTTATCGAATCTCGGATCGACGAATGCCTTAAACAGCTCGACATGAAATCAATATTCAAAGTCACATACAATCCAATTGCCGAATGGTTCTATGATGGGATCAATGGATATCAGATGAATGATTTTTTCACTGGGATTGGAAATCAATACAATAGAAACTGGAACGAAGACAACTTTACATGGGAACCCGAAGATGGTGAATGACTCAGACCTGACAATTATCGACAAACTCAGGGAGGAGCGTAAACTAGCAGTAGAAGCCGGAACGGCCCCCGATTGGTTGACTACTAATGGCTATCAATTATTTCAAAGCAAATATGTGCTGCCGGGCGAAACCGTAAAGTCCACGTTCGAGAGAATTGCCAAGGCCGCAGCTAAACACCTACCGGAAGACATCCAAGGACAGGCAGAATCAAAGTTCTTCCAGATGCTATGGAATGGCTGGCTGGCTCTGGCAACACCAGTACTCGCCAATATGGGAACAGCCAGAGGATGTCCTGTGTCCTGTTCCGGTGGATATGTCGAAGATTCGATCTATGGCTTCTACGATGCTCAATTAGAAACAGCGATCCTGACCAAAAATGGTTTCGGGACGTCTTCGTATCTGGGGAACATTAGACCGAGAGGCGCACCTATCGCTTCTGGTGGCCATGCGTCAGGCACATTGACAGTCTTGAAGGATTTCGTACAGTTATCTCGTGACGTCTCCCAAGGAAATACTCGTAGGGGCGCTTGGGCTGGATATATCGAGATCGATCACCCAGACTTCTTTGAAATTGTGGAACACATGTATTCAAATCCTGACGATTTAAATATCGGATGGATTGTATCCAAGGCTTTCATTGCCCGGCTAGAGGCTAATGATCCAGATGCAATTCGTCGATGGAAACGTGCGATGAAAACAAAATGCGTGACCGGTAAGGGATATCTATTCAAGGTCGATCATGTCAACGATCAAAACCCTCCAATGTATGCCGCCCATGACCTATCAGTCAAGGCATCAAATCTCTGCACAGAGATCACTCTTCATTCAGATGCTGATCACACATTCACATGTGTCCTATCGTCAATGAATGCATCCAAGTATGATGAATGGAAGAATACCGATTCCGTTTTCTGGGCAACGATCTTTCTGGATTGTGTTGCCGAAGAATTTATCACATTGGGTCGCAACATCAGAGGGCTTGAGCGGGCTGTACGAGCTACCGAAAAGGGTAGGGCACTCGGGCTAGGACTTCTAGGTTATCACACCTACATCCAGTCACACATGATCCCCTTCGAACAGTCCGCTGATATCAATATTGAGATATTCAAACACCTTGACGATGAAAGTCTTCGGGCATCGAAATATATGGCCGAGGTTATGGGAGAACCTGAATGGTGCCGAGGATTTGGAGTTCGCAATACTCATAGACTAGCTGTAGCTCCCAACACATCTTCGGCATTGATTTGTGGTGGCGTTTCTCAGGGCATCGAACCAGTGGTGGAGAATGTTTACAATCAGGCAACTGCTGCCGGAGAGATGGAACGGGTCAATCCTGCATTCATAGCCTTTGCAAAAAGTAGAGGAAAGTGGACCAAGGCCCTTGCAAAGAACATCATCGACACCAATGGATCAGTCCAACATGTTGACTGGATGACACCTCACGAGAAGGATGTTTTTAAAACCGCATTCGAGATCGATCAATACTCAATCTTGAAACTGGCTAGTGCCAGACAAAAATATATCGATCAGGCACAATCAATCAATTTGTTCTTTGGTGCTGATGCCCACGAGGCACATATTTCCAGAGTCCATAGGTATGGTTTGATGGATGATAATATCAAGAGTCTGTATTACATGAGATCGAAGGCCGGTATCAGTGCCGCCCGAGAATCTACCTGTGAATCCTGTGAAGGATAAATAGTAGTATAACAATCAAAACTGGTACTTTATATGCTAACATTTACCCAATATCTTGCCGAAGCTAATGCCGAAAAATCAGCCCCAGAGAAAATCAGCAGATTTGAAGTTAAGCTTGGCACATCGAGGCTACACTCTCGATTATGGTATCATCCAAAAACCGAAAAAGTAATTCTTGTGCCTATTGGTAGTAACCATTCACAGTTGGTTGCCGAGTTCCCGGAAAGCTTTGACTTAACTGACGATGAAATTCCATCAGATAGACGAATTCGAGATTATGATGATGAGCTATTACACACTGTAATGGAAAAGGGTTGGGTTCGAGTTATGGTGGACATTCGATTCCCAGAAGCCAATTCAAATCTAGAAGCAACCAGCCATTTTGGTTTGAGGAAAGCCGCCCAATGGTATTTGGACACATTTCCTAATTTCAGAATGCTTGTTATATCATTAAGAACCGGCCATACTGGCGATGTGCCTGATAGGGCTAAATTTAAAACTCTGGATCAGTCTGACATCGAAAGATTTATCAAATCCTCAACATGGACGACTAAATCCTAATGAGTTGGACATATGATGGTGTCGAGTTCACTGAAGCAAACGAGGACCATATCGGTTTCGTATACTGTATCACCGAACTCTCGACCGGAAAGAAATATATCGGCAAGAAGCTGCTGTGGAAAACAGTTAGACTTAAACCTCTCAAGGGAACTAAGCGAATCAGAAAGGTCAAGCGATCTTCTGACTGGCAGAAATACTATGGATCAAGTAAGGCACTAGAAGAAGCTATTGCCAAAAATGGTCATGAAAATTATCACCGAGAGATCATTAGGTTTTGTACCACCAAGGGCGAATTGTCGTATTATGAATTGAAGGAGCAGATTGACCGAAAGGTGCTGTTCCGGGAAGACTACTATAACGAATTCATTGGGGTTAAAATCCACTCCAAGCATTTAGGAGCTTGTGATGAAACGATTTAAAAATATGATAGAAATGTCATCTGGTCCTGTTGGGTCTGGCTTTCCAAATAGAATGGATCGCTTTGACGAAGACATGGAACGCATCCTAACCAAGATCGATGCATCTAATGTGCAGTTCAAGGACTTGGGTGTGAATGATCACATGCGGGTTATTGTCGGCGTATATAAGCAGGAGCCTAGAATTGTTCTTGGGATCGACCCTAGCTTAGATTTCAAGCGACCAGACTTCAGCTTTGTTGATGAGATCGGTACTGATATCGAAACCACCAAATTATATTTCTACTCATCTGTGAAGAAGGATGATCATAATTTCGCCGGAGATTTGGTCAAGCTATCTGGGCAGGACGTTGCGTACGAGATGGACTTCCCTAAGGTCCATCCTAAAAAGGCAAGACTTGGACTGGCCACGTTCGCATATTCAGCTATGGCCAAGAGATATTACATTATGGCCGACCATGTGCAATCTACCGGAAGTCAACACGTATGGGCCAAGGTCATTGGAAATCGATTGGCACCGTATGCATATTCGGTTCTTATCAATGGATATCTCGGGAAGATAGAATTTCTTAAAATGATCAATGGCAGTGCCAAAGATTATCAACAACATGCTACTAATTACGATACCGGTCACCTTGAACCGGAACAGCGACACGATTTTATTATCGGCCCCAAGAAGATTAAGCCCCGGAGAATGGGATGACCGTGTTCGATAGAAACATACCAGAATCATCTGGACATCCTGAATATGCCTCAGAATATCATCACGGGGACTACTTCGATGACGAAGCTGGTTCGTTTGCAACACAAATCGACCGACAAACTTCTGATGATATAGATTCAGAATTCATTGGACGAACAGACAAAGTTGTGGTATACCGTATATCTGCCAAGCGTTCTGATAATTATATTTTCGGCTTCGGTCCTGAATATGAGGGAGCCAATCCGCTTCATCTTCTTCACAAACAAGAGGCGATTATATTTGTAGGCCGGATTACACAATTCGAAGGCCAGCATCTAAGACATGTCGTGAAACCCAATGGACTTCCGTTCGCATCAGTATATTTACCCCTAGTCAGGAAAGAATTCCTCAGACAAGGGATTGCCGTTTCGATCTACAAGATGCTCACCCATCATTATAACATCGTGGCATCTAACGAGCAGTCGAAACAAGCCTCGTTTATGTGGAAAGAAAAGCTGAACCATGTCGTAAATCATATGTATTCTATTAGCGACAATCCTATCACGTTTGACGAGGTTACTGGTGACGACTCCAAATACCGTAGCCATATGATATCCCATAGTGATGCCGAACGGCATCATTTCGTGGCGACATCAAAACCATTAGAGCGAAAAAATGCATAGTTTTATCGAGTTTTTAAAGGAAGACCTACCCAAGGCCATCAAAGCAGCCAAACGGCTCTCAGCGGCCCCTCCTGACGTCTCAGGGATAAGTATGAAATCTAATCTCGCAGGCAGACAGGTTAAGATGCAGAAGTTTATCACAGGCTTTGTTGAGGAAGCCTTCAAGGGTGCCAAGCTGGTCAGTGATACTAGTGGATTTGCTGTGGTCTATACTGCCAACAAATATGCGATACGAGTGACACACAAACCCGATCCAGCATATGAGAGATGGATTAAGTTTGTCACAAACCCTGCCGAACGAAGTCAGTGGCCAGCTATCGTATCAACTCCGAAAATCTATATCTCATTTAGATATGGTGGTGGTCGAAACACCGTTACGATCATGGAGAAGTTGAAGCCACTTAATTCCGAACGAATTAACCTGATCAGACTTCTATGGAACAACGACACCATTTGGAATGACATACCGGATAAGTACAAGAAGAAGTATGGTAAATTTATTCGGGAATATGATAAGGTTGGCGAATGGGCTGGCATAACCAGAGGCGTTGAAGCAGACCTTCATTCGGGAAACATAATGATGAGATTTGGTGGGCAGATGATATTCACTGATCCTGTATATTCTAGGAATAATGCCGAATCAATTCCAGAAGCCGCAGATATAGTAAATGATATCGATGATATCGAAATTATGTATATTGATCCTGAGCTAGCAAAGGCACTCAAGGACACATAGGAAAGCGAATATTATGATTTTAGTTGATTTCAGTGGAGTGGTATTCAGTCGAATCGTCCACTCCGAAACTCCCCAACCAATGTCTCTGGACGAAACCAGACATGTTATTCTGGCTGCCCTACGGGAGATCAGGGTTAAGTTCCCGAATCATGGAACCATGGTAATATGCTGTGACAATGGCTCATGGCGGCGTGATGTGTTCCCGCAGTACAAGGCCAGACGTCGAGAGACTAGAGCCAATGATGGTATTGACTATGCGTCTATGTGGGAATCAGTCAATACCGTTCTGGACGAGATCGATGCGCATATTCCATGGCTGGTGATCAGGCAACCTAATACTGAAGCTGATGACATCATTGGAACCTTGGTGCATCACAATCCAGCAGACCCTATCATGATAGTGTCTAGGGATAAAGACTTCATCCAGCTCCATGGGCGACCGAATGTTTATCAGTACGATCCGATCACAAAGACTAGGGTCTATGCAGAAGATGCCCGTAGGTATGCATTCGAACATCTGATCCGAGGAGATGTCGGTGACGGCATTCCCAACATCCTGTCTGAGGATAACTGCTTGTCTGATCGCATCCGGCAGAAGTCTATTACCAAAAAGGTTCTGGCCGATTTCATATCGGAAGACAGTTCAACTTTACTCACCGGTAATATGGATGCCGACACAATCAGACGATTGAAAAGAAATCTCAAATTGATTTCACTTAGTCATATTCCCGATGAGATCGTTAATGGCATTCTTGACGGGTATGAGAAGAGCAATTCAATTACTATCGGAACCCCGTTGGAGTATTTCATCAATAAAAACGTGAACTTTAAAGATATGGTAGGAGATTTCCGATGACTGAACTTGAAAAGGATATGTTCGTAAAGGCTATGGAGACTTCCCCTAAAGACTTTATAGTGTCTTCGGAAATTATAGACGATAAATATGAGTTTGTTGTTGAACAAACTTCCACAGGAAATTCCATGACATATGATGAATATATGAAAATTCGGGACGAACTCGAATGAAATATATTCTTAACTCTCAATTCGTCAATGAGTTCACGCTCCAAGATTCGAAACAGGTGACTGACTTGGTTGAAATCGAGCGTCTTATGCTTGACGAGGACACTCTTATGACGGTTGAGCGAGACAACATCTCCGCAATAATTCTAGACCCTGAGACTGGCTCATGGGCACAAATAGGTGAAAACATATGAATAAGATTCTACATACCGTACCGAAAGAGATTTTCGAAGTTCTTTCGCAATGTGCTGCCCTGCCCGACGACAACGCGAAGGTGCTATTTCTGCGCAACAACTATTCAAAGGGTCTTGAGGGCTATATCCGAGGCACATTTGACAATGATATCAATTGGGACTTGCCTGAGGATATGCAATATTCACCTTCGACAGATTGGTCATATCCTACGTCACTTCGCAAGGTCGATAACATGATCGCCATGTCTGCATCGGGGACCAATACACTCACCACCCGCACCCGCATGATGAAAAACATCATGGAAGGTATTCATCCAACCGATGCTCTGCTGCTTATCAACATGATGAATAAGTCCTTCCCGTACGACATCTCTCACGATGTGCTTAAAAGGGTGTTTCCGCAAGTCATCAAAGACTAAATAAACGTATGGGAAACTTGTACGTAGCTACTCCAATTCTTGAACACCGTGAACCTTTTAAGGAGGTTTGCGGTGTTTCTATTTCAGAAGGTTTAACAAACATGTTACCACCAACACAAGAACAGCGCCTACGTCAAGATATCAATAAGCTTCGTTATAAAGAAATTCGATTAACCAAAAAGGGTCAAACCACAATGGCTGCAAAAACTCGACTGAAACGAGAGTATATGCAAACTGAACTCGAACAGTTTTATGATGATATAAACCGGCTCACAGACATTAGGTGGGCTTGACTCCCTAACTAATATATGGTACAAGTTTCCCATGGCTAATACATTTTTTATATCCGACACACATTTCCACCATGCAAACATGCTGAAGTTTACCGACTATGACGGTAACAAGGTTCGGGATTTTGCATGTGTCGAAGACATGACCGAATATCAGGTTAAGCAATGGAACTCTGTGGTTCGTCCACAAGACCATGTTTATCATCTGGGTGACATTGTTATCAACAAGACAGGTTTCGATGTCCTGCCCCGCCTGAATGGTCATAAGCGACTTATTGGTGGTAATCATGATATCCATCATCATGAAATCAACAAGCACTTCGAAAAGGTCTATGGTGTTCGGGCAATGTACGGTGGAGTTCTCACTCACGTACCGGTACACCCTGATTGTCTTGAGCGTTGGAAGGTGAATGTCCATGGTCATCTTCATACCAACACCATACGGACAGTTGACAATGAACCAGACATGCGTTACATTAACATAAGTTGTGAACAGCTTGACCACGTTCCTATCTCACTGGACGAACTTAATGTCATAGTGAAGGGTCGTGGATTTGATGTCACTTTGAAATTCAAATAGGATATTTGTCATGAGATTATATCGTTGTATCAACAGGGCCAGAGATCGTGTGTACATTGTCGCAGAGCATGTTGACGATGCAAGACAGATGCATTTTGACCGAGGCTTTGTTCGTAAGATAGAAAACTCAACGATCATCGACTTCACCGAAAAATATACTCTGACCTATGGTAATGGCCATAGTGGGTTTGATGTGAATACACTCACTCCCGGTGTCATGGTGAAAGTAATAGGGGAGCCAACCGGCCCCAGATGGGAAACTTACTAATGCCAATGTATCATTTTAAAAATAAGACAACCGAAGAGATCATCGAACCTTTCGTACCATCTTCGGAATATGATGAGTTTGTGAAAGAGCTTGGGGATGACTGGGAACGGGTATGGATTAGTGCCCCTTCTCTGGTATCTCAACAAGGCTCGACCCTCTCCAAGACTTCGGACGGATGGAAAGAGGTTCTAAAGCGAATTAATAAAAGCGCTCCGGGGAACAATACCGTCAACAACTAGATAAGAAAAGATACTGAATGTCCAGAAAAAGGCCTGTGACTTCTAAGAAGGTCAGACTTTTTGATATGGTAGATATTGAACCGATGACTGATGCCCAAGATAAGGCATTAGGTGCTTATGACAATGGTGACCACTTGATCCTATCTGGATCAGCCGGTACCGGGAAGACCTTTCTGGCAATTGCCATGGGTATTGAAGATGTCCTCGATCCGGACTCAGATTATAAACGATTGATGATTGTTCGATCTGTGGTCCCTACCAGAGACATGGGGTTTCTGCCCGGTACTGAACAAGAGAAGACCGAAGTTTATACCAGACCATATGAAGGCATTCTCCATGAACTATTCAAGGTTCCGGATGCTTGGAAGAAGTTAACCGAAGACGGCACCATTCAATTCGAATCTACATCATTCGTTAGAGGCGTATCATGGCATGATACTATTGTCATTGTGGATGAGATGCAAAATTTAACTGGACATGAGCTGGATTCTGTGATAACAAGGTTAGGTAAGAATTCCAAGATTGTTCTGTGTGGTGACTATACCCAGACAGACCTTGAACGATCCAAAGATAAGGCAGGCATTGCCCAATTCCTCAAGATCGCCAATGAAATGGAAGATTTTACAATCGTTGAGTTCGGTTGGAAAGATATTGTAAGAAGCGGAATCGTTCGTGATTACATTATGACCAAAGAACGTCTCAAGAATAGCGGAATGCTACCACCAGACTTTTAAGGATTATCGTGATGGCCAAATATGGCAAACGTGACCCCCGTAACCGGAAAGCTAATAAGCACAAACGAATCACTCTAGACGAGTGGAAGCCCCGGTCAGTAAGAAAACGAGTATTTAATGGTAAGAACGTTCACCCATGAACTTCTAGAGTTTGAAGAATTAGATTGTGACACACAAGAGGATGGGAGGACGTACGTAACGCCTAACGGTAACGTATACCCTTCCATCACCACTTGTCTTAATCATCTGTCTGCCGATATCATAGCCGAGTGGCGAGATCGCATCGGGCATGAAGAAGCTGATGCCATTGTATTCCAAGCTGCCAATCGAGGCACTGCCCTTCACTCATGCGTTGAACGATATCTGAACAACAAAGAGATTGCGGCAGCAACACCTTTAGTCAGAATGAATTTCAATGACATTAAACCATTTATCGATAAACACATCGGTATCATCTACGCCCTAGAAGCCCCTCTGTACTGTGATGAGCTTGGGGTTGCAGGCCGAGTTGATATCATTGCAGAATGGGATGGCGAACCTGCTATCATCGATATCAAAACATCAGGCAAGCCCAAGAGGGAAGAATGGTGTACCGGATATTTCATGCAGGAAGAGTTTTATGCAATGGCCGTCGAAGAACTTAAAGGCTTTCGGATTAAGAAGCTCGTCACTGTTATTGCGGTCGATAAAGGCCCTGCCCAAATCATAGTGCAAGATCGAGGTGTCTGGAACACACCAATGAGAGAAGCAATCCTTATGCATAAAAACGGTTGACATTGAAAACTCTATACGGTACCTTACAGATAACGAATTTAACCCCGGAGATTTAAATGCCATTGACCTTTACGCCTACCGAGAATGAAGACGTCCATGGTGCTGTTCTTGAAACGGTACATACCGAAGAAAAGAAAGTCGGTTGGATCATTCGATACAAGGCTGGCTATATGGGAATTTTGGGGGGTGTCATCGGATACCCTCATCAATGGCCTTCCGAGAACCAGACTGATATTGAATCCGTGCGGACAGAGGTCACCGAGTTCTTCGATAATAATGAAGAACTCCACCTGATGCCACGGACACCTATACAAACCGAAGCTGATGTCGTCGAGGAAGACGTAGCAGTGGAAGTTGCCAATGAAAATGAATCTGCCGAGGAGGCAGTTAGCAATGAACAAACATAATACCATATTGATCGACTGTGATGGAGTTCTGATGAATTGGAACCAGTCCTTCGAAGAGTGGATGATCACCCAAAAGGGTCACATTATCGCTGACAACACTCAATATCCTATCCACCATAGATACGATATTAGCCCAAGAGAAGCGATGGATTGTGTGGCTCATTTCAATGACACTCAGTGGATTAAATATCTTGATCCACTTCCACGAGCTGTTCCTATCATCAAATCACTCTATCATGATCATGGAATTCGGTTTGTTGTGATTTCGTCTCTGGGAGGTGATCACTATTCTGCTGATCATCGGCGTCATAATCTGTATGAACACTTCGGACCAGCTATTAAAGACATTCACTGTCTCCCCACTAACGTTTCGAAAATGGGAGTCCTTAAATCTTTCGCGCCGGGCCATATCTGGATTGAAGATCATGTGAATAATGCAGTTATCGGTGCTGGTGTGGGCCATAAGACTATCATCCATACACACCCATATAATCTGCATGAAGCAATCGTTGCCTTCAAAGATGACACTACTGACAATATGATGGGATGTGTTTCAAATTGGCGCGACATGGAAGATAAGATTCTAGACACGCTTGGAGCAATGTGATGGGTGTTTTGGGAAATGCAATATATTTTACCCTCAAGTTTACAGTATATTTCTGTCTCGGATATATACTGGTTCATTTCTATGTTCTAGCGATTAACTGGTTGCTGGCAATTCATCTTGTTGCGGCGGTCGCTGGTGGAGCATTCATGATATTCCTACTGTTAGGATATCTTATGGAAAGCGCCAAGAAGGCAGCCGAAGATAAACGGGCACGAATGAAAGCATTTCTTAATCCTGATGAAGAGAAAGATGACGACAATGAAGACAAATGACGATGATGACTTTCGGATTATCAGCGAAATGTTACGACTGAAGGCCGAGTATGAACATCTCACCAATGGGAAGCCACTTAATGATGCGGCTCGCCTCAGGTGGATTAAGAACCGAGACTGTGGTGTCGATAAATCACACAAAAACCACAGACGGCTATTGACAGTCATGACCGAGTACTGTACATATTTGAAACAGTTTGGAATTAACAGCAAGAGGTAATTATGGCAAAGGCAGTCGGAGGCAACTCCAAAACTAAGCCCACTATCAAGAAGAAGACTTCTATTGGTGGGTCATTCCGATCTCGGGATATTTCCAAGGGCGCACAGACCAAGCGTCGATTCACTCGCGGCCAAGGTCGCCCTCAATAACCGAAAGGGTTTGTTATGACTAAAGAAGAGTACAGTGCAATGAGTGCCGAAGAGAAGGTGAATTTTCTTGAAGGTCACATTATCGGCATGGAAGAAATGATGATCATGTCATCAAAGCTTTCGTCTCGGGTTGCTAATCGTCAGTTCCGTGCAGGGTTTGAAGCAGCGAATTCACCGGGCGTCAAGGACATGGATGTTGACAGTGACGAGTTCGACCGCATGGTTGAAACCAACACTGTCATGGCCCTCATGACCGAAACAATGGAAATTGTTCAGGCTCGTATGGCTGGTAATTCGGAAGAGGCCGATACCGCCGAAGCTACCGACAATGAAGGCGCACGAGATGTCGATGATGGCGTTAACGAGTTTACCGATTCGAAGGCTGGTTCTTCACTTCGGGACTTTATGATGCGATCCGCTCCGGGTACGCCGACTAAGCAGTGATAAGTAAACGGGAGGGGTAATAATGCCCCTCCCAAACACTCTGAGGAATTCCTGATGGTAACCTTTAAGGCTGAAGTGTCACGATCCACTAATCTGAAACTCCTTTTGGATGAATTGACCAATTCTCAATTGGTGGATACCGAAGATGAAGCTGTAGTTCGACACTACAGTAATGTTCTCGGATT